CTGTAAAACGGCATCTGGACAGGAGTTCACAGCGAAACCCGAAGGTACCATCAAGGAGCGAGAAAGATACTACCGCGAGAGGGAACAATACATGGGTAAGCAACTCACGGTCCGTTTCCAGAACTTGACAGCCCTTGGCGTTCCTCGTTTTCCTGTAGGTGTGGCAATTCGAGACTATGAATAATGTCAGCACACATAAATGAACACAAAACTTGCGGTCGATGTTGATGAAGTCCTTGTTAACCTACTTGAACCCATGGCCAAGTGGCGAGGTGTTGCTCTACCAACGAGACCAAAATACAAGTACCTGTATAGAGAAATTTTTAATTGCACAGAAGAACAATCTCAAGAAATCCTCCACAAGTTTTATCGTTCAAAAGACTTCCTTTACCTGAAACCAATCCTTGGCGCTCAACCAGCTATGCAAAACCTTAGACACAATTTTGACAAGATGTATGTAGTGACGGGTCGTCAGGAAGTAGCGCGGTTGACAACCGAATTGTGGATTGAACGCTTCTTTCCGGGTATATTTGATGACATAATTCTCACCGATAGTTTTACTGAAAATGAAGTAAAGAAGGTTGATGTCTGTAGAGTTCTTGGCATCGGTTGTATCATTGATGATAGCATCGATACATGTAATGAGTGTATTGAAGCTGGTATGGAAGCCGTAAACTTTATTGGTGAAGATGTGTATCCGTGGTGTGAACCAAGTGAAATCAGTATGCGTGGTTGGGGCGGAAAACAAAATAAGGTTTATGAAGTATAATATTCAATGTAGAGAATCACGCGATCTTCTTTGGATCCGTTCTCCGCCCAGTGGGGAAATCTCGCATTCATAACTATATGCTTGCCATCTTCTTCTTTGACTTTACCTAGTGTGTAATGATACAGGTAACAATCATCTGGACATTTGAGACCCAGGTGATAGGTAAACTTATATTTGAGACCAACCGAATCTGTATGTTCTTTTAATTTTACACCACCTTTCATGAGAGCAAATCCGCCTATATGAATACCTTTTATTTGAGAAAGTAATTCACTTGTTTTAGGACATTTCAAACAGTTTCCTAAAACAGGCTTACCTTCCCAAAATAAAGGCCAGCTAATCCATTTGTCCTGAACGTGTGTTTGACCACCTTTGAGCCAGCCACACTTTCCAGATGTATATTCCGATACAATTTCTTTTAAGATTTCAGAACCTTCCCATTCACCGGTTGGTCTTGGTTTTTCTGAAATGAATGTATCTGGAAGTTTATCAAGCTCTTCTCGGATTACCTGCCAGTGATTTTTAAGTTCTTTGAGCTCCATTAAAATGGGGGGACATATTAAATGCACCTTCTTTTGTGCAGACCCATTGTAATTGTTCCACAGAACATTGTGAGTGCTAAGGAGTGTCGTATTGTTCATGTTAAGCCTACACAAATTGAAAAGCACTATGATGTTGAACTACTTGACGCCCCACCAATCAATATTCGTGAAGAGGTGTATCAAAGTGTGTTTAAATAGTATTTAAAAATTGTGAGTTAAGTAATAATGTCAGGAAAGGATAGTATTTATATAATTAATGATATCATTTTTGAATCTGAACAATGTGATAATTATGTTAACTTTATCGACAGATATAATGAAAATGGTATAATTATATTAAATGATAAATCCGATGAATTTACTATCGAAAGAATTGAGTGGACGACGAAAATAATAACAGAAATTCAGGATAAATTTAGAATCATAGCCGACATGGTAAGGGAAAATTTAGGATTAACTATTTATGGTGATCCAGGATACGTTTTTCAGCGAATTGAAGGTAATGGTTCGCTGTGTATTGATGGTATTAAACCTTCAGCTTTAAAAGAAATAGACCATGATAAAATTAGATGTTTAACGGTTATCGCAGCTCTAAACGATTTTGATTCTAAAACCGATTTATATTTCCCAAAGCAGGATGTATCCATAAAATTAAAAAAGGGTGAGTTTGTTGTATTTCCTCCATATTGGACACACCCATACAAAATAAGAACAGATGATCCCCAAAAAATGACATGTATATTAAAAACATGGATGTTTGGAGAATGATAGCAATGTTTAAAGACAAAAATAAATATAATTACAAATGGATGATGATGAACCAAATACTTACATTTGTATACTTGATAATGTTGTATCAAATACTGTGTGTGACGAATTAATCACTTTTATAAACACATCATCAAATATTGAAGAAACTGGGGATAATGGATCAAATGTTCGGGGCAGATGTTGTTTTCCATATGGCATGGGATCTGAAAACGGAGCTGATAAAATTAATGAAAAGGTATATGAAGTAGTTAGCAAAATAACACATAAATTAATGGATATATTTCCAATTAGCGTATCTGCATTCAGTCCATTTCAACTTAGAAAAATACATGGTGAAACAAAGATACACATAGACGGGATTTTTAGAAAAGAACTCATGGATGAGCGTGGATTTTTAACTCCAAATGACATGAGAGAACTAACTTTAATAATTGGTTTAAATGATGACTATGAAGGGGGTGAACTCCGTTTTCCCAAACAAAAAATTACCACGAAACTTAAAAGGGGGCAAGCCATCGCATTTCCCCCATATTGGACACATCCACATTATACAAATGATCTATCAAATAATACAACGAGATACACAATAACTACATGGCTAATGAAATAAATATTTTTGCAATTTGGAACACAAATAGTAAAAATATCAGAATGCATCTAGTGCGGTTCGAACGCACGATCTTCTCCTTACTAAAGAGACGCCTTACCACTTGGCCATAGATGCGTAGTCTCTCCCCATGGGTTTCGATCCCATTACCTTGCGATTAACAGTCGCACGCTCTTCCAATTGAGCTAGGGGAGAATAAATCCAGCCTACCGGATTCGAACCAGTGACCCACTGATAACAGTGATTTTAAACAGTGCCAAATAACGCACTACAGTCAGTTGCTCTTCCAACTGAGCTAAGGCTGGGTAAAGCTTCTACCTGGGTTCGAACCAGGGTTGCTGGATTCAAAGTCCAAAGTGATGACCACTACACTATAGAAGCTTCATCAATACTATGAGTTTCTTCTTTAAGCTCATTTACATATTTAAATTGATACAGTACCAATGAAAATATTCCGGCTGAAACATTTGTAATTGTCATTGGAATTACATTGTAATGTATGGAATATACCAGAGCCAGCACACTTGCGAGTAAGTTCAGGTGTAAGAATCCGTAGTTGATAGCTTTAGCATCCTTTGTTTTGTATACGTGGACTATCTCGGGTACAAACATGAGACATATCAGCGCAGAGCTGACAAGCCCAGAGACGTCTATGAGATTCATACTTACTCTGTACTATTTTCTAATGTTTAAGTAGGTATGATTTGGATCATCTTGGTCCTTCTCTTGGTTGCCGTGCTTCTCGTTACATTTAGGACTCAGAAGAAAGAGGGTTACGACTATAAATGTTTTTTGTTAACACTTCCTACAGAAGAACTAAGAAGACGGCGATTTATGAAAAATTATAACCCTGAGATACCAATTGAAATTATTTATGGCCCAGATACAAGAACTGTAAAAAAGGCGAGAGATTTTGAAAATCACATTGATGGTGAATATTTTGAAAAAGCTTTGGAAATGCATTATAATCCAGATGTGAAAAGACCTGACATCACATACTTTAACCTCGGTGCGATTGGTTGCTTCATGGGTCATATGGATTTTTATAAAAGATGTTTTGATCAAGGTCTTCGGTATGCGGTCGTTTTTGAAGATAATGTGATTATAAAGTCTGATAGACTCTACGATGAAATACAAAAAATTATTGACGAGAGGGGTGATGAATTTGAAATGTGCTTTTTCCATTGTTTGTCAAGGTTGCCAGATAAACAAGATGGCAAACTTGAAAAAGTAAAATGGATTTCAAGTACTAAATGTTATTTGATAAATGTTCAAAATATGAAAAAGTACACCAAATACTTTTTACCAATGGATAATCACATTGATATGAAACATGAAGATCTCATCGCCAAAGGTGCGCGTATTTACTACAAAGATATGCGTCGGTACATGAAGATTGATCGTACTCACAATAGCACTATTGGTCATAGCGAACACGGGCGTCCCCAATTTTTTTCAAGACACAATCCGTCTGCCACCCCTAATGATGTAGAATGGGGCTATTAAGACCATGGAATATCTTGGGGTCTGTGACGACATGCCATTCTCAAGAATTCTGTAAACTCTGTAAATTGCTTCGTAGATTTCATAGAATCCAACATTTTTCCAACATATGTATTGTAGCCTGTGTGTTTCCCCGCATGAATGAGGCGGTCTTCTCTCACACGGAGTACAAACTTACCCAAGCGCGTCGGTAGCATGATGAGGTTCTTACCAGCATTTATGTCATACTTGGCTTTCACAACTATTGGGTGCTTCTTGAATTGTCTTGGAATGATATGATGATCTTCGACCAAACCCTTTCCATGAAGACCCCAACGCACCTTGAACATTTTGCGAGCCAAGGATCCGTATCTCATTACAATATGTAATATTTTTTAGACACCGAGGGTGTATGTCCAATAGTTTCGGCTGTGGCATCCACAGCTTTCTTTTCGTCTCCGTCATACTTCTTGAGGTGCTTTTGGAAAAGTTGCATACTCCCAGCTGTTCGAACATCCTTGATTTGTATGGTATCATTCCCTGTAATCTTTCGTAAAAGATCTCGAACCCGTGTGTGAGTAGAGTTTCCAGAGAGAAGGGGCTTTTGTTGTCTCGAGATGGCGTCGTGGAGGACTTTGTCCTTCACTTCGTAGAGTCTCCTTTGGCCACTTTTAGCTGGGAAATCAAATGTGAGTGTTTGACCATCTCGACTTAATTTGACATGCTTCCTTTTTAGGGACATAGCACCGAGGGCGTCGTCATTATCCCTTGATCCCGAACGAAGGTACGCGGTGACAATCATTCTCAAAGTAAGGGCGTCATCCCACAGTCTGTGCTTCAGGTCTCCAAGTATCTTTGCGGTGACACTCTTAATTTTGGAAAAGTCAATTTGTGTGGCTCGCCCCTTTCTCAACTTTCTCTGCTTTTCCAAGAACTTTTCGCTATAGTAGTAATGCTTCTTCCCGGTGGAATCCACAGCAGTTGCCAAAAGCTTTGGGTCATTGGGATACACCTCAACATTTGTGTATGCTGGTGGAATACCAATCTTGCGATACCTTTGCTGCTCAGCTTCGGGTACTGGACGACCCGCTCTGTAAAACACGCCACGCTTCCGGGTTATCATCTATTATAGGGTAGGATTATCTTTTACATGTGGGACAACACATCTAAAAGGTAAAATTGCTCCCAATGGGTCTCGAACCCATGACCTCGGCGTTGCCTTTACGGGAATGACCCCGCTTAAATATACATTGGAGTATAAGCACCGCGCTCTAACCAACTGAGCTATAGGAGCTCTCACAATTCATATTGAGTAACTGTGAATCTCCCCTTCTGTCGCGTCGTTGGTTCGACAAACAACTGGGTTATCTTTTCTTTACCACGCACAGTACCTTTAACCTCTTTTGACTGTTTATCTATTGTGGCTTCTGAACGGAAGA